ATATTATTAAGGATTCGTATGTCAATAGATAAAGCCATGTATCAAGCTCCACAGGGATTAGCAGCGATTGATGGACCAGATGTTGAGATTGAGATTGTCGATCCAGAAGAAGTCGATATCAAAATGGGTGACGTTGAAGTTCATATTGGAGAATCGATTGAAGACTTTGATGCAAATTTGGCTGAATATCTTCCTGAATCCGTATTGCTCCAGATTGCTGGTGATCTCATGGGAGACTTTCAGTCAGACATTGATTCTCGTAAAGATTGGATCCAGACTTATGTAGATGGCTTACAGCTTTTAGGTTTAAAGATTGAAGAACGCTCTGAACCGTGGGAAGGTGCTTGCGGTGTATATCACCCAGTTTTGGCTGAAGCAGTTATTAAATTTCAGTCCGAGACGATTATGGAGACGTTTCCTGCCAGCGGTCCAGTCAAAGGCGAGATTGTTGGAAAAGAAACACAAGATAAAAAAGATGCAATGGGTAGAGTAGTAGAAGACATGAACCACCAGCTTGTGGATGTTATGCAAGAATATCGCCCAGAACATGAGCGGATGCTCTGGGGAGTAGGACTATCAGGTAATGGATTTAAAAAGGTTTATGTTGATCCGACTTTAGATCGTCAAGTGTCTATGTATATTCCTGCGGAAGATTTAGTAGTGCCGTATGGTGCCAGTAGTCTTGAGTCAGCCGAACGGATTACCCATGTGATGCGTAAGACTGAAAGTGAGATGAATCATTTGATGTATAAAGGTTTTTACAGGGATATTAATCTTGGAACGCCTGATAATATGTTGGATGAAGTAGAAAAGAAGATTGCAGAGAAACTTGGATTTAGAGCCAGCACGGATGACAGGTTTAAGATTTTAGAAATGCATGTACATTTAGATTTACCAGGCTTTGAACATAAAGACAAAGCTGGAGCAGAGACTGGAATTGCATTACCGTATGTTGTAACAATTGAGAAGTCAAACAATACGATCTTGGCAATTCGTAGAAACTGGAGAGAAGATGATAAAACACACCAAAAAAGACAACATTTTGTTCATTATGGTTATATTCCTGGTTTTGGTTTTTACCACTTTGGTCTTATACACCTTATTGGAGCTTTTGCAAAATCTGGAACTTCTATTTTAAGACAGTTAGTTGATGCAGGATCATTGTCAAATCTTCCTGGCGGATTTAAAACCCGTGGATTACGAGTTAAAGGTGACGATACACCGATAGCACCAGGCGAATTTAGGGATGTAGATGTACCATCTGGCACGATGAAAGAAAATATCATGCCGTTGCCGTACAAAGAACCAAGCCAAACATTGATGACATTGCTCAATCAGATCGTTGAAGAGGGTAGAAGGTTTGCTTCAAGTGGCGATTTGAAGGCAAGTGACATGAGTAGCCAGTCACCAGTCGGTACAACGCTGGCGATTTTGGAAAGAACTTTAAAAGTGATGAGTGCGATTCAAGCTCGTATCCATTATTCAATGAAACAAGAGTTTAAATTACTCAAAGAGATCATTGCTGACTACGCTCCAGAAAATTATTCATTTGAACCAGATACAGGAGACCGTAAAGCCCGTAGATCTGACTACGAAATGGTCAATATTATCCCTGTAAGTGATCCAAATGCAGCAACAATGAGCCAAAAAGTAGTGCAATATCAGGCAGTTTTACAACTTTCACAGACAGCACCCCAGCTTTATAACTTACCTTACTTGCATCGCCAGATGTTAGACGTTATTGGTATTAAAAATGCAGAAAAATTAGTGCCAATGCAAGAAGATATGAAGCCAACAGATCCTGTAACTGAAAATGTAAATGCATTAAAAATTAAACCGCTTAAAGCATTTATGTATCAGGATCATCAAGCCCATATTCAGATCCATATGGCTGCGATAAACGATCCAAAAATTAAACAAACCATTGGTCAAAACCCACAAGCACCGCAAATTATGCAAGCATTACAAGCGCATATTACAGAGCACGTTGGTATGGAATATATGAGACAAATGCAAGAACAAATGGGTATTCAAATTCCATATTCAGAAGATGATGATGTAAAAATGTCGCCTGAACAAGAAATGCAAATTACTCGTATGGCTGTTCCAGCAGCACAAAATCTGCTTGGACAGAATAAAACTGCACAAGCAGCACAACAAGCTCAACAGGCTGCACAGGATCCAATTATTCAAATGCAGATGAAAGAACTCCAGCTCAAGGCTCAAGAGATTGACATTAAACAGAAGAAGATGCAGATTGATGCAGCCAAAGGAGCTGATCAGATTGAAATTGAGAAGATGCGTATTGCCGCCCAGAAAGAGATTGCTGGTATGCAGATTGGTGCAAAAACAGCCTCTGATAAAGCAAGCCTCATGGCTAAACAAGAATTAGAAGGAATGAAGTTAGGTCATCAAATTGGAAGTACGAAAGCAAATTTAAATCAACAACGTCAAAGCCAAAAACTTCAAGTAACAGCTGATTTATATAAAAACGCTAAACAACTTAAAAAGGAAACTAAATGAAAGAAAAAATACTCGATCATCTTCTCAAACAGGTAGATGACAAAGTAAAGATTCTTGAAGAAGCTCTGGGAATCGGTGAAGCCAAAGACTATGCCGATTACCAAAGAATGTGCGGTGAGATTCATGGTCTTCTTACCGTTCGTAGAAATATCATAGACCTTAAATCCAGACTGGAGAATTTTGATGAGTGAAAAAGTTTGTTCATGTTGTAAACAAACCAAACTTTTTTTTGAATTTAATAAAGACCGTCAAAAAAAAGATGGACTTTCTAGTTATTGCAAAATTTGTAATAGTTTAAAAAACTTAAATTTTTATAATAAAAATAAAAAAAGTAACAAAACATATAAAAAAAGAGGCAAATTGATGGTGAATGAATATGCATCAATTTGGCGAAATGAAAATAAAGAAACAGTAAAAAAAGCTAGAGATAAATGGTCATCTAATAACAAACATAAATTACGAGAAAAGGGTATGCGTAGATATATAAGTCAAACTCAACAAACCCCAACTTGGCTTAACAAAGGCTATAAAGTTGAGATTGAAGGTTTTTACTTATTTTGCCAACTATTTAAAGGATTTCAAGTAGATCATATTGTTCCAATTAGAGGAAAAAATGTTTCAGGGATGCACGTTCCTTGGAATCTGCAAATTTTAACTGCAGAACAAAATCGTGCAAAAAGTAATTTTTTTAATTAACCAATGGAGTCCAAATGACAACAGAAATCCTAATCGGCTCAAACACCGATGATGTGAATGCAGTAACAACTCTGCCTCAAACAGCAGAAGAAAAAGCAAAACAACTACCTGAACCAATGGGTTATCGCATGTTGGTAGCAATACCAGATGCAGAAAAAGAACACAGCGGTGGAATTCTTAAAGCAGATCAAACTCTGCATATGGAAGAAGTTCTATCAACTGTATTTTTTGTTTTAAAAATGGGACCTGATTGTTATAAAGATGAAAAGCGTTTCCCAAATGGTCCTTGGTGTAAAGTCGGTGACTTTATTCTAGCCAGACCAAATACTGGCACTCGCCTGAAGATTCATGGCAGAGAATTCCGATTAATCAATGATGATTCTGTCGAGGCAGTAGTAGATGATCCTCGTGGAATTACAAGAGCTTAAGGAGAACACAATGGCTGAATTTGAAAAACAAGACTTTTCATTTTTAAGTGCTGAGATTGAAGATGATCATGTTGAAATTGAAGTAGTTGACGATACGCCAGAAGAAGATCGGGTAAATGCAGCACCGATGCCAAAGGAAATTGTTGATGAGTTTGAAGCTGATGATTTAGAATCCTATTCAAAAGAAGCAAAGCAACGCATTTTACAGGCTAAAAAACTGATAAATGATGAGCGTAGGGCTAAAGAAGCAGCACTTAGAGAAAATGAAGAAGCGATTCGTCTTGCCAATACCATTATCAATGAAAATAAGATTTTAAAAAGTCGACTTTCTGATGGTGAAAGAGTCTATGTCAGTACGGCTAAAGAAAAGTTAGCTTCTGATTTAGATAAAGCAAGAAGAGAATACAAAGAAGCGTATGACTCTGGTGATGCTGAAAGACTGGTCGAAGCTCAAGAGCGATTAACAGAAGTGCAGTTTAAAGCTCAAGAGATGGAAAGATATCGCCCACAATACGATGAAAATGCTTTACAATCATCAACAAATGAGGTACAAATACCTCAAGAACAGAACCAACCTGCACGATTGGATTCAAAAACCCAAGCGTGGCTTGACAAAAACAAGTGGTATGGTACTGACGATGATATGAGTTTTCTCGCTATGGGCATACATAAGCGACTGGAAAGAGAAGGAGTCCCCCCAGGATCCGATCACTACTGGTCTACTATTGATGCAGAAATGAGAAAACGATTTCCTGACAAGTTTCAGGATGTAGAGACCAAAACCTCTACTACAACTCGCAAAAGCACGGTAGTTGCACCAGCAACGAGATCTACCTCTTCAAAAAAGATTACTTTAAGTACTCGACAACTGGATCTGTGTAAGAAATTAAAAATTTCCCCAGAGCAATATTTTAATGAATTTGTAAAATCGGAGTCCCAAAATGGCTGAACAAAATCGTAATAACCGTGAAGTAGAAACTAGACAACAAACTGTGAGACCAATGGCTTGGAGACCTCCAGAGTTGTTACCTGAACCAGACAAGCAAGCAGGATTTGCTTATCGTTGGGTTAGGGTTTCGATGCTTAACAACGCTGATCCTCGTAATCTCTCTTCAAAACTGAGAGAAGGATGGGAACCAGTCAGAGCTGAAGAGCAACCGAAATATGGAATGATGACCGATCCAGATAGTCGATACAAAGACAATATTGAAATCGGTGGTTTGTTACTCTGCAAGATACCTGAAGAGTTCGTAAGAGCAAGATTTGATTATGAGGCAAATCAGACACAGGCGAATGCAGATGCAGTAGATAATAGTTTTTTAAGGCAAAGCGACTCTCGTATGCCTCTGTTCCAAGAACGGAAGTCTACGGTTAGTTTTGGAAATCGTTCATAATTTTAGGAGAATTATATGGCTTATCCTACAGTAGCAGGTCCATACGGACTAAAGCCAGTTAACTTGATTGGTGGTCGTGTATATGCTGGTTCTACTCGCATGTTCCCTATCGTCAATGGCTATGCAACTAGTTTGTACAACGGTGACGTTGTAACAATTGGTTCAAGTGCAAGTAATACTGGTACATTAATTGCAACAACTTTAGCTTACAACACAACTACTGCTGAAACTGGCACGATTGGTGTTTTTGTTGGTTGTGAATATTCAACAACTGGCGGTCCAATTTATGGTAAGAATCGTTACCAATATTGGCAAGGTGCTACATCAGCTCCTGACGCTATTGGTTATGTTGTTGATGATCCACAAGCTGTGTTCCAAACTGTAGTGTTATCTAGCACAGGTAGCTCAACATCTGGTTCAACAACTATCCAGTACATTAACCCAGCTTTCGTTGGTTCTAATGCTTATTACATTGGTAACGCACAAGGAAATACTGGTTCTACAACAACAGGTGATTCATATGCTGGTATCGCTGTAGCAACTGCTGCAACTAGTACTTCTGCTATTACTCCTGTAACTGCAACTGCACCATTCAAGATCGTTCAAGTTGTAACTGCATCAGCTGTTACTGTGACACAAAATGCTACAACATCTAGCACAACTGTTACTTTATCTGCTGCAAATACACAGATCCTTCCTGGTATGGTCATTTCAGGTCCTGGTATTAACCCAGGTAGCAATACCTATGTAACAACAGTAAACGGCACAACTGTGACGATCAACAAAGCTGTAACAACAGCCCAGTCGACTGCAACACAGTATTCATTCACAGGCTATCCAGAAGCGTTGGTAACTTGGAACGCAGGTTTCCATAGTTATTTCAATTCAACTGGTGTTTAATTAAGGAGCATTTAAATGGCTATTTCTCGTGCACAACTATTAAAAGAGCTATTACCTGGATTAAACGCTTTGTTTGGTCTTGAATATGCTCGTTACGGTGAAGAACATAAAGAAGTTTATGAAATCGAAACTTCTGAGCGTTCTTTTGAAGAAGAAACAAAACTGTCAGGCTTCTCAGCTGCTCCAGTCAAAAACGAAGGTCAAGCCATCGCTTATGACAACGGACAAGAAGCATGGACAGCTCGTTATAACCACGAAACTATCGCTCTTGGTTTCAGCTTAACTGAAGAGGCAATCGAAGATAACTTGTACGATTCTCTCTCTGGTCGCTATACCAAAGCTTTGGCTCGTGCAATGGCTTACACCAAACAGGTTAAGGCTGCTGCTGTATTAAACAACGGTTT